TGTAATATCACCTACGTTTATGGAGCCACCTAAAGCAACTCCTGTTCCATTAATGGTAATGCTAGAATTTGCAAGTCTATCTTGATCTAAAGTTCCTGTCGAAATTGTGGAAGCGTTGTTTAAAGTGACATTAGCAGAAAGTCTTGCATCATTGACCGTTCCTGCGGTTAATGTAGATGCATTAATATTAGAAATAACAGCAGTGTTATCACTTGATAAAATAAAAGTTTTACTAGCAGGTTGTGTTGAAAAGACGACTTTTTCTCCTGCACCGAAATTGACTAAAGATCCACCATTAGAAGAAGAAATGACGGTATCACGAGAAAGAGTATCTGGAGCTCCAGAAGTGACTGTTCCTATACCCACTTCCCAATCTGTTCCTGTCGGATCTTCAATAGAATAGTAAGTTTCATTACCATTTCCAATACCAGCAACAAATGTTTGAAACTGAGAAACTGCACCCCCTAAATCAAAAGTGCCTGTTCCTGTTGTCGTTGTTGTCTCTTTGACTCTATCTGCTATTTGAAATGCCATGTCTTTTTATACCTTATGCTGCAACCTCTGTCCACGAATTTGATACATTTGGACTAACTGGTTCCCATGCTCCTGTAATTGTTTCTTTACCTAAAGCAAAATTTAAAATTTGTCCTGTGACACTGACATTAGCATCACTAACAATTTCAACATTACCACTTTGCGATGAAATTTCTAGTCCTGTAACTTCAGCCGTGGCTCCTGCATTAACCTCTACTGTGCCCTCTGTGAAGTTAATTTCTAGCCCTGTAAGAACAACAGTAGCGTTGGCCTCAACGGTTGCTGTTCCTTCGGTAAAGTTGATTTCTAATCCAGTAACGTCAACATTAGCCGTTCCTGTAACTGTTTCTGTTCCTAGTTCGGTGGATACTTCTATTCCCGTGACATCAACTATTGCTGTCGCTGTAACTTCAGCCGTACCTTCTGTAAATTGAATATTAAGACCTGTAACTATAACGTCTGCATTTGCAATAACTTCGACAGTACCATCTGTAAGAGAAGCTTCTAATCCTGTGACGTCGACATTAGCATCTGCAACAATGACTTCAGTTCCTAAAACAGTATTAAGTTCTTCTCCTATAACAGTTAAGACAGATGCACCTGAGATAACAGGTGTGCCTAAATCTACAGTTGCTTCAACACCTGTAGGAGTAATGAGAGCCGTTCCAGTGACTGTTTCTACTCCCGTGTTAGAAGAAATAATAACACTGGTGGGAACTTCTACTGCATCTGCAGTGGTTGTTATTGTTCCTGTATCAGAAGATATTTCTTCTCCTGTAAGAGTGAGATTAGAATCGGCAGTGGTAACAAAAGTGCCTAATTCTGTATCTGCTTGAACACCTGCTGTTATCTCAACAATTGATTCTGATTCTGCGATGACTGTGCCAATCGCAAAATCCATTTGGTCTTCTGCCGCAACGACAGTGACACTACCGCCTGCTGAAACACCTACTCCCTGTAACGCAAAAGAAGCCGAAACGCTTGTTACAGGTATAACAGCGTTTTCAACGGGTTCCGCAGCGTACGGAGTTGTGGAAAAAGGAAAATCAGCGTAAGACATATCTTATAGTACAAACATCACTTGTGTTTGTAAATTAAATATGCCTTAGCTAATTCTTAGAATTGCACTAGAAGCATCATTGGTTGGGAACTGAATTGTAAAAGTTCCGTTTGTAGATGTCTTCACACCACCAAAATCTAATACTGCGATTGAAGCATTTACGTTTGCAGATGAAGTGTTGTAAATCAAAGCTGCTTGAGCTGAGATTGTTGCACTCGTAAATGATAAATCATCAAAATCTACAAAAGCTGTTGATGCTGTTGCATTAGTTTTGGTTAAGCTGACGTTAGCATTTGCTAAAGTTCCACCGCCTGCTGAATATGAGCCTGAATCACCGACTTCGTTTGAAGCGGAATAGGCTGATGTGTTTGCATCCAATGAAGCAGAATCTGTATAGAGAGCGAGTTTGATAGTATCTGAACTGATATCATGGTCGCCATCTAACAATTGCTGTTTGAATGTTGCACAAACTGCTTGGTTAATTGCCATGTTTTAAGCCCTCCTTAGGCTTGTGGGTCTGCTGACGGTAAGGGTACTCGTAAAACTCCGTCCGCATACTCGTCTCTACGTTTACGTCCCATTTGCTCATTAGCGAAAGCTGTCAAAGCAGTCTGGAACTTTTGACTGTATAATTGCATATCTTGTGGATTTTTCAAGTACGAAAAGGTTTCCCCAAGCACGCCATACAACAAAACTTCAGGTGCATTATTAGATATAAAAGTTGTAGTAGAAGTTCCTCCAGTTCCGTCACCTAATCGTTCAGGTTGTTCATTATACCATAATTCTAAGGTGTAAGCCTGATCAGGTGTAGGAGCGACCATTAAATAATTACTATCCCAATTAGCCCAATACTTTGGTATGCCAGTATAGTTAGAATCAGAAGTGGATCTTTCTACTGCATATTCATCCATAAAAGTTGTATCTCTTTGTTCAAGCCAAACACGTTCACCATCATCTTTGACTATCTGTGCTCCTCTTGCAAAACGAAAACCACCTAAGCCTAGACTTCCGACCTCTACAAAGGAATTATTAACGGTTAAACTGGTTGTTGCATATCTTCTCTGAGCGTCACTATCAAGAAGTCGATCTATTTGATTTTCAATATTAGTAAGGAAAACATTAATAATAGATTCTGTTAAGACATTGCTATCTACCTCTGTATAGCTTCGGACATTTGTTACAAGTTCAGAATAGTTCATGATATACTCACGGTAACTCTACCAAGACGAACTAAAGGATTCAAGTCTCTTGTTTCTGTAGAGGGTATCATTCCTGTTGATGTAAAGGAGCTATCTCCTGGAGATCCAACAAATACAGTCACAGGCTCTTGTCGAGCGGGCCTGGGGTCTTGTAATGCTTCGGGATCCGCTGCATGATAAGGAGGATCAAGTTGTGGATGTTTGGGTTCAAAACATTCGGGACAAGTAAAGAGTCCGTTCCACTCTTGTTGTAATTCTAAATATTTATATTGTTGACCACATCGATCACATATAGCTAAAGAATATTTACCAACAGCAAAAGTCATTGTTAGATGTAAGAACGCATGGGGACAATATGAGCTGATACTCTTTGAGTGTCCTCATTTAACGCTCTATTTAATTCTGTTTCATAAACCTGACTAAGCATTTGCATACGATCAGGTGCTAGTTCTTGAGAAAGATAATAAGCTAGTCCAGAAACTGTTGCGGGAAGAAAACGATAGGGAGCATCGGGTGTATTAGTGTAAGCACCTACATCTTGAATTCTTCCAACATAGTAATAATTAATTTGAGTGTCTGTTGTATCGGGAGTTTGATATAAATTTATTTCTACGTTCGCTAAATTTCTTCTAACATAATATTGACTAGGTCTTCCTTGATCAGCTTTATTGGGAAGAGCTTCATATTGTGATCGACTAATTTTTGTAAGAGTTGTATCGGTAGTTGTGCCATCATTATTAGTTTGTCTAAAAACAGCTTCTAAAATATCACTAGCATCACTCGGTGCTGTATAGGTAGTTGTACCGGCAGTTAAATTAGCTGTTTCATTTTGAATTTTCCAAAGGTGGACACCCCGGTTTCCCCATTCTGAAAATAATAAATTAAGGTTATCTCTAGCTGCTGCTAGCTCATATCCTGTTCTAACAGATTTACCACAACGAGCATAAGCACGTTCAATAATTCGATCAAAACTTAAATCAAAATTAGTTGTTCCCGAGGTAGCCATAAATTACTTTTTCCCCATTGCCATGGCTTTTCTTGGTGAGACCATAAACCCACCAACAGCTTTTTTTACAGCTCCACCACCACGCATTTTCATCATACCGCCGCCTCTTTTTTTGACGACATTTTTCTTTTTCATCATGATGTTTTCTCCTTTTTAAATAATTTTTCGTACGTTTCTTGCCTTGTTCTGACGACCTCGTCATAATACTCGGCTGGCCACTTTTCATAATAACCTATCTTATGTAGTTTGCAACTTGCTTCGTACAACTGTTTAAACTTCTGTATAAGCATCATGGAATAGCCTAAATCGGACTGATAAGTACAATTGTCTGTTGGATCGACTAAAAATTCTTCTCCATCAGCAGTTGCAGGATTATCAGGATGAAACCCCATAAAATATACATCACGTCTGTTATATGTTTTATTGTAGAAATCTATCTTTTCTTGAAATTGTTCAGGTGTATATTGCTCCCAAAAAGGGTCACAAAAAATAATAATATCGTGTTGTTTTTTATTCCAATCTTTCAATACACTGGTGAGATGTTTTTCATATTTGGATTTATCCATTCGAACTTCTATTCGAAGCTTACCCTCTTTTCTCCATTTGGCAGCAAAAGGACATGCCGGGAAACCTAGATGTTTATTCATTGGCTCTAAGACTTGCTTAGACCATTCGAGTACATCCTCTTTAATTTTTTCTGCTTGTTTTTTTCGAGACAAAAGTTTTTACATTCGTAGGCTTTCCGCCTGGATTGCCAGCAGCACGCTTACGACGTACTGCTGACGCTTTTTGAGAACTTGACATACTTCTTGCTTTTGCAATCGGTACGCACTTTGGATACTTTCTTTTTGATCCTTTGGATCTTCCGCAAGGTTGATACTTACCGTCTTTTTTGGGTGCACCAATGTCCACCCAACGTTCTTTCACCCATTTACGAAGACCATTTTGAGCCATTAAAATACTGATCTGATAACTTCAATGACAACAAGCACAGCAACAACAGAAACAAAAATCTTTGCTTTGTTATTTAGCTTGTTCCACATGTTTTTGATTTTATCCATGATTAACCTCCTTAAACATAAAGTTTGGTTTTCTTACGTCTATTGTCTGCAACCATACCACATCCAGCAGCGACCATTTCACCACCGCTAGCTTTTCTTTGTGCGGATACGGCTTTTCTCTTTTGAGACTTAGATTTACCACCAGGGGTAACTTTACCAGAACATACTGCACTCGCATACATATTTGCGTAGGCAGAGGGGTAAACTTTAAACTTTCTTTTTGCGGCTGCTTTGCCTTTTGCACAGAGTTTTGCCATTAGGTTATTCTTCCTAACTGTCTTTGTAAGGGGTTTTGACCTAAAGCATTTGTTCCGCCTTGTTGTAAACCCAAAATTCCACCACCTAGTGGTACATTAGGTCTATATGGAAGAAGACCACTATTAGCAGGAGGAGGATTAAATTGATTGTAATGTATTGCATTTGGATCGCCAGGGGTTGCTTGTTGTGGTCCACCTAAATAATTTAGCCCAGCAAGACCTGGAGCATTTTCGTTTCCTTGTAAAGAACCCATTAAAGCACCAATGCCTCCAGTCAATTGATTTGCTAATTCATTTATATTTTGTAAAGCACTGCTTAAACTTTCTATCTGAGGTGGTAAAGAATTTACTGTGGAAGCTAAGCCATTACTATTGTTAGACGGCGGTTGTATGGCAGGGCCTCCTATTGGAAAACCTCTTATCGGCATTTGATTTCCAAAAACTGGTCTCATTTCTTTTTCCTTTTCTTTTTACGAATTGGTTTTTTCTTAACTCCAGGTTTCATTATTTGTTGTGCCATTTGTGATCTTGAAATAGACATTATTTTAAATCGTTAATATCTTTTTTAATATCGTCAAACTTTTCCATAAATCTTTTTTCCATTTCGTCTAATTTAGTCTGAACTTCAATCATATGTTTTTCTAAAGATCCAATTTTTACTTGTTCAGCTTTTAGTTCTTGAACGTCAGTATATACAACGAAAGTTGTGCCGACTCCGACAAAAATAACACCTAGTAGAGCTACACTCAAAGTTGCAATATTTAACCAGTTTTTGAGTTTATCTACTAAAGTCATATGTCATCCTATCATCAATGTTCCATTTTGCGAATGCTTTTTACAAAGATTCTACCTTGAATTTCTTCTAGCTCCGCCTCTGCTTCACCGCAAGTAATTAATACGGTGGGACCCATATTACGTTTCATTAGACGCTTTTTCTCTAAACAATCACTAATACTTTCTGTGTAAGTGTGCTCTAATAATTCACCATTGCCACTAAATAAACAAAGAACAATAACTACTTTCCACATTAGTAGCCTCCGTTTCCATTACCGTTTGCAAACTTAATTTCTCTTGTTGCATCTTTTAATTTTTCAACATCTTTTTCTAGCTGATCTACCATTTCTTCCAAATGTTTAATCATAATTTTCGTGTCAGCATTTTCATCTAAAGTCGCTTGTTGTTTTTCAACCTGTCCTGATAGGAATTCTAGTAACATATATTGTTCATCATCAGCAGGTAAATTACCCATTAAACCTCTGGGCCATTTAATTCGAAACTCTGTGTTTAACTCCACATCTTTTTCCATTAGTTCTAGTCGAGTAGAATGTTGATTAAGTGTTTCGACTATTCCGAAATAAGCCCATACCCCTAATGCCACGGCAGTGACAATAGAAATTAAATTTCTAATTGGCATACCAACTGTTGTCTTATCGCTTATCTCCATTTAACATCTCCAACGTTTACGAGCCTGTCTTAATCTTGAATTAGGGTCTTTGGCAGCTTTAGGAAATTGTTTCATTTGTCCTGCACTTCTAGCACAAAAAGATTTTCTTCTCTTCGCATCTTTACTTCCAGGTTTTACTTTTCCTGTAACTGCGGTTTTTAACTTTGAACCAGGGTTCT